CTGTTTCAGTTACTGTTGCCCCTCCTGTAGCAGTTAGTGATCCTATCCCTGACGTAGCTGTAACGCCTGTAGTAGCAATATTTGCTGTTCCTGTAACAGTTAATGAACCTATCCCCCCTGTACTAGATACTCCTGTTTCAGTTACTGTTGCCCCTCCTGTAGCAGTTAGTGATCCTATTCCCCCTGTTCCAGATACTGCTGTAACAGAAGTATTCGACGCTGCAGCAATAACAAGTGATCCAATACCACCTGTACTGGTAACTCCTGTAGGACTTAAATTTGCTTGTCCTGTAACTGTAAGACTACTTACAGCTCCTGTACTAGATACCCCTGTTAATTCTACAGGTATAGGCTCGCCCCAAGGACCTGCGCCCCAGGCTCCGCGACCCCAGCCCGTGATGTTAGCCATAGGCTATTTTACGCTATTCTTATAACTGCGTTACTTGCGTCTGCTGCTGGGAATTGAATGGTAAAACTTCCCGCAGTTGATGTCTTATCTCCGCCAAAATCAAATACCGCAACAGCTGGATCACCCGATGCAGAGTCATTGTAGATCATACAACCTCTTGCTGTGACTGTTGCTGTTCCAAATGTAAGATCGGCAAAATCTGTGAACGCGGTGGTTCCAGAAGATGTTGGATTGACATTTGTTAACGCTGCTCCACCTGATGTGTAGTTTGTTCCACTAGCTTGGTTAGTTGTAGTAAACGCTGTAGTAGATGCACTCATAGTTGCAGAGCTTGTGTATAACGCCAGCTTAAAAGTGTTACCACCCGAAGCTTTAAAATTATGCACACCCTCTAAAAGTTCTTTTTTAAAAGAAGTGCACATTGCTTGTGTTATAGCCATTATAGTCTCCTAATAATATTAGCTAGGTCTTTTTGACCTTGTTTCTCTAATTCATTACATATTGTACAAACGTGGTTTTTAACGGCCTCGCGCATATAATAAGTAATAATCTGTTTGCATGCTTCTTTAAAAGCATGTGCTTGTGCCCTAATGGGTGCAGGGGCAGTATCGCTAATGGAAACTAATCTATTAGTAGCCATTTCTGCAACTTCTTCTACAGTGTGCCCTCTGTTATTAGTTGTAGTAACGTTAAGATTACCAACTTCTGTTTCTGAATCAAGTGAAAACATTAATATTCCTCTGGTTCTGGTGGTAAGTCATTTCTATCTATCATTCCTATAAAAGGTTGTTCTTGTTTTATTATATCAGACCATTTACAAACACCCATCTTACCTCCATCCATGTAAGTAACAACGGGATCCTCTAGTCTGTGGTAGCCGTAAAGTTTTTCTTTTGTCGGAACATTCGTTTCAAGTAAATTAGATCTAGGTGCTACGGACACTTGTATATTATTTTCCATGCATTTAGCTAACCAAAACTCACAGCATGCCTTGCCTGACTCTGCAAAGTGCATGTTGGTCTTATAAGTAAAATCCACTCCAAAAACTGTTAAGTGACTTACCTTATTCCACAAGGCAAATGCTATAGCGTAAGCGACTGTATTATTAAAGTAAGCGCATCCTAGATCGCCTATCAAAGGACCTAATGGAAATTCTTCTGCAGCAGAAACACGCTCGTCTAGTTCGCATGTATATATTGGATACTCTATTTGTGGAAGATACTTTCGCATAATTTGAGTCATGCTTCCTGCATCCTCTGTATCTAAAAATCTAGACATAGGGTCTAGTATGAAAGCTCTATTTACTTCTGGAAGAACACTAACCATCGCGTTTATAGCCCACACTTCATCGAAAGCTAGGCTATGTGTCCTGGACAAATGGTAATCTATTTGACTTTGACCCATTGCAACTAACGCAATGTTTTTACCTTCCAACTCTGGAAGAGGCTTTTGTAGCATTAGGTGATAGGAATACGAACTTGGTCGTACCTATATTGACTTTGTGTCCCTGCTCCCTCTGCAGTGTTCTTCAATCGTTCTAGTGCGTTAGCATATCTTTGTTCATAAATAGAAATTTCAGCAGGATCCATCTTTAAAAATATAGCGGCCTCTGCTAAACAAGCATATAAAAGTGTAGTGGGGGCATTTTCTGAAAGCCATGTCTGTCCGCTATCCCCCGCTGCAGTTAATGAATTTGGTCTATAAAAATAATGAAGTTCAAATGTAAAGTTGCTGCTGGGAGTCGGTGCTAGGATAAAAGTGTCGCTATCAAACTCCCCATAATATTTTGGCCTGCCTGTAACCGAACCCGTTGTGGTTGGTTTATATGCTCGCATAAAACTAACTTGTTTTAAATTAAGATAGTGATATGTGTCGCTATCTATTACGGCCAGACTAAATGGAGCTAGAAAATCTGTGGGCATTCCTAAATAAGGAGAATCTGCGGTAGCTGTTCCAGTTACATTTTTCTTAAAATTATCTAGCCAAACGCCTTTTAGGATTCTTTCTTCCCCTTGTTCTATAATCGTATTCAGTGTGTTTACGAAAGTAGTTTCAGAGCTATCTACGTAATTCTGAATCGCTGTTTTTAATCCACTAAATGTAAATCCTGCCATTATACTGGTCCTGCTGTTACGCTATCTCCACCACCTGTTATGTTACCTGTAGTGGCTGTTCCTGTAGATGTAAACTTATATTCATTTTCATCTACTACAGTTATTGTATATCCACTTGCGCTCTCAAGTACAGTAGTAGTTACTCCATCTACAGCCTCAGTCGTTCTAAACCTAACTGTATCTCCTGTGGTTCTACCGTGCTTAAACTCCGTAACAGATATTACAGTGTTTGCACCTGAACTGCCTGTCCTAAAAGGGTTTAAAGGAAGTAAAGTTTCTGCTGGACCTACGGTACAGTCTACTCCTCCACCTCTTGCTCCTGTTGTTCCTGTTCCAGATATAGCTGTAAAAGTGTAAGTATTGTTAAAGAAATTTAGTAAATCTGTTGTTGGATTTGCTGTGACTGTAATTGAATACCCATCAGGATCTTCTATGGCACTGCTAGTAAACCCGTCAAAAGAGTCTACGTTTCTAAACCTAACTTTATCTCCCGTGCTTCTTCCATGATTATCTTCAAATACAGTTATAACTGCACTACCTTGAGTAGTTAAAAAAGGATCATTAGTAAGAAGAACCTCAGAAGCAGGCTCTGTTCTGTCAGGTCTTGGGTTTAATAAAGCTTCGGGATCAGCTCCAACAGGAGGAGCCTCTAGTTGTGGTTGTTTTGGATCAAAGCACTCAGGGCATGTTTTAAATCCATCCCATTGTTCTTGTAATTGGTGTAAACGATATCTCTGTCCGCATGTATCGCAGATTCCGTAAGCTCGTTTACCTGATGCAAAGGCCATATCATATTACTAATCTTGGAGGTAAAAACTTAGAACTTACTGAGTCTATGTCCTCACTGGCTGCTCTGTCCCACTCTTCATCATACACAGATTTTAAAAGTTGTATTCTGTCGGGAGCCCTTTTCATTGCAATGTAATATGCAAGACCTGCCGTTAAACAAGGCAAAAATCTAAATGTTACTTCCATCGTGTTTGTGTAGTCTCCTGCATCTTGAAGTCTAGTTAGTGCGTAAAATTTAATTACGTCCGTAGAGTTTTCAGGAGTGGGATACAAGTAAACTTTTGGTGTTATATGTCTTTCTAAAAAGAATTGTGTTGGTTTAGCTTGGTCAGATTTATTTGGAGTGTATAGATAGTCTGACCTACTCAACCTAGACATTTGAAAATCAGTATTATCACGAGTAATAACAGCAGATGTTATATCTATAATATCTGTGCCTAAACTGTATTCATCAGTGCCTTTTGTAACAGTAAAACTGTTTTCTGTTATAAGCCACTGATTAAGACCTCTGTTGGCCCACTCAGCAATCATTATGTTTAGTGATCTTCTTGCTGTTTCTAAGTCATAACCTGTGCGAAGTTCTAGACCGCATCTTTCGTAAGCCTCTTCTATAATTTCATCGACACTGAGGTCAAATGAAGTTGTCTCGGATGTCGCCATTATTTTTTCTTCTTAGCATTCTTAATAGAGCGTTCTATTTGAGCTGCCTGTTTAGCATGCAGCCTAGACGCACCTTTTAATTCTTTTATAAGTTTTCTTTTTTGTGCAACTGTTAAATCAGCCATTAGTCTTCCTCCTCTGCGTATAGGTTATCAAATATTCTGTTAACATCCAACGTATAATCAAGGTCAGATTTAGAATAGTGTATGTGAGCCGATGGTCTAAAATCAGGTGCTCCTTGACCTGTTTCAAACCAGGCTGGGTGTGTAACTCTTACTCTGTTATTTGGCAAAGCTACGATATTGCCCGTCCATTCTCCAGCGTCTAAAAGTTCTAATACATGACTTTGTTTGTGCTGAGCAGGATCATCTGCAATTTCGTTTTCTGCGTAGTCCACTGTAAACAAGTATTTTGCAGGATACATTTCTCCTCCTATTTTTGCCAACCAGGGGCATGGAGTCGCTCTATCTATTACATACACTGCATGATTATGAGAAGAACAGTCCCAAGGCTGAGCATCATGCACTGCCATTGGTTCTGGCCATTCCTCAAATGGTGTGTCGCCAACGAGAGCAGTTATAGGCATTCTTGCCCACATTGCTCCCCCGTACACGTTCTCCATTCCTTGCTCTTCTTGCTCTTCTGAAAGAACGCCTGTAAATATAACTTGGAAACTAAGACATCTACAGGGCATGGTGGTCACGCCCACTACCATGGCGTGTAAAAATTCGCCATGGTATTTCTCGTGGTTGTGAGTGTATTCGCGTCTAACCCAACACTTAAAGTGCGGTATATTACTATGTAAATAAGCCACTATCTATCGTGCCTTATCCTTTTCCGCCTTTTCTCATGCCTTTGGATTTCATGCCAACTTTACCGCCAGCTTTCATTCCTTTAGTTCTCACTGCTCCAGAAACTCTGCCACCAAGTCTATAGCCTTTGCTTCTCATAGCACCAGCTACTTTACCGCCTTCTCTATAGCCCTTAGTTTTGACAACGCCACCTTTTTTCATGCCCTTAGTTTTCATAAGACCTCCAGCTCTCATGCCTTTAGTCTTCATCATACCGCCAGCTCTCATGCCTTTAGTCTTCATCATACCGCCAGCTCTCATGCCTTTAGTTTTTCCACCTTGAGCGTAACCTTTAGTTTTCTTAAACATATCTACCTCTTAATTGTAATATGCAACAAAAAAGTCACAATTAGTTAAAGCTACAAACGCTCCTTCTGTGAAACGACAGCCCAAACCTGGTATGTAGTGATCGAAATATTCGTTCGCTGCAGCACCAAACTTAAACTGAGCTATTATCCTAGTGCCACTTGCGCTAGAACCATCATAAATAATGATTTGTGCGTCAGCGTCGCTAGATTGAGCTTGCACGGATTGTATTCTTATTGAGCCTAAATTAGTAGCAGTTCCAGCTCCTGATGCTCCAATAAAACCTTGAAGCCTTCCTGAGCTAGTTAAAGGAACGGATGCTTTTACATCTGAACTCATATTAGTCTCCTATTAAGCGTCAGCAAATGGTGTAACTATAGTTCCTGAACCTAAAATGATTCCTTCAACAGCATACTTCGCAGAAGCTATTGCAGTTACTTTTACGATACTACCAGCTAGTCCACCTTTAGTTGATCCATTCATAGTGATTACATCGTTAGATGCACCTGAGATAAATACTTTACCTGAGGCATCATCTTTACCTGTATATAAACCACCAAC